ATAATTGCAGAATGAAGCATAACAGATATTTAGAAAAAGAAGAAATTTTATAAATGTTCGCCTATGTTCGCTAAAGTTATGATATTATTAGTGTGTAAAAGGTTGCGGATAGGGTAGCTCCTGAAAAGATACAAGCCTAGTGTCTTTCCGCAACTATGTTTTAGGTAAATATATGGAGGCGATATATTGGGATACAATGAAGCTAAAAAAGACGGGGTAAGGTTTGTAAGAAATCCAGAAACAATGGAGATTTATTACTACCCTAAATGTACTATTTGTGGAAAAGAAATGTTTTCTTATAACTATAAAACTAGTTTTAAATATGTCTGTAAAGATTGCAAAAAGATGGAATACTTAGCCGACAAAGAAAAAAGAAGCGAACAAAGCAAAGAGGCTAAGGATAAAAAATTTGAAAATGCAGTTAAAAGAATAGAAAAGGCAGTAGGAAGCAGAAATTTTCCAAAGTATGAAAAAGCTATCGAAGCGATTAAGAAAAAATTGTATAAAGATGGCTGGTTTGATAGTACGGAAGAAATAATGGTAGCAATTGAACTGGTAAAAAATAATATCAGGGCAAGACATCAGGTTAAAATGGGCAGATATAGAGTTGACTTTGTGCTCCCAGATCAAAAAATTGTTTTGGAAATAGATGGAACATTATTCCATACAGAAAAAACAAGAGAAAAAGAAAAAGTGAGAGATAATTCTATCGTATTGGCATTAGGAGCTGAGTGGGAAGTTATTAGAATTACAGATGAACGTATAAATGAAGATATTTCAAGACTTGTTCCAGCATTAAAAAGGGTACTATCGAGAAGAAAAACATATAGGAGCAATTTAAACGGAGAACTGCCATCATGGTATAATGATAGGGAATAATATTTGTAGAACGGCAGCAGGGTGTCACAGCTTTGCTGCTGTATCAGGCTCAGACGGTAACACCTGCAAGGTGGCTCTTATAGAGAGACTTGCGAAGACCGTCTTCTCCCTAACTTTATCTTTTTTAAGCACATCAGCAAGAAAGCATCTGGAAACAGGTGCTTTTATTATGCAAAAATATAGCGCTTTAGAGTAACGGTAAACTCACTGGTCTCCTTAGCCAGGAATCTGGGTTCAAATCCCAGGGGCGCAATTAAGAGGTGGTAATATGTTAAAAGCTTGTAGTTATTGCGGCAGAATACACGACAGTAAATATATGTGCCTCCAGAAAGAAAAAAGCATAAAGAATAGGCAAGCACAAAGAACAGAAAAGAATAAGAAAATATACGACTTCCATAGGTCACATAAGTGGAAAGAAAAAAGTATTTCTATCAGAGAGCGTGATAATTACTGCTGTCAAATATGTACAAGAGGATTACAAAATCCAGCAAGAAAATATGAAACAGAAGATATATCAGTGCATCATATTATTCCAATTGCAGAGGATTGGGATAGGAGACTAGATGATGACAATTTGATAAGTCTGTGTTCAAGACATCACGAGATGGCGGAAAAAGGACAAATCAAAAGAAGTGAACTAACAAAAATAGTGGAGGAGCAAGAAGAAAAAAAGGAGTGTTTTGTGTGTTAACGTATCCCCCGGTATATATAGTTTTATAATTTAACGTGATAAAGCGACCGACGCCCCACCCTGATTTATAATTTATTCCCAAAATGAAAACGAAAGGAGAGATGGCAATGGCTAGACCAGCAAAACCGGCGAGCGTAATTAAGCTAGAAGGTAAATCACACAGAACAAAAAAAGAACTACGAACTAGAGAACAGGTGGAAAACTCTCTTCTTTCTGGAACAAAACTAAAAGAGTCTGAAGAAGTAAAAAATAATCCTAAAGCGCATCAGGAATTTTTGAGAGTTAAAAAACTTCTGGCAGGAATTGATAAAAGTGATGACTTGTACGGAAGTGTAATTAACAGGTATTGCCTTACTCTTGCTGAGTGTTCTGAATTTGAAGAAAAAAGAGAACGCACACAGGAATTGATGGATAAATTAGAAATGCGTTCAGATGAAATGGAATTTACCGAGTTTTTGAAATTACAAGATGGGCTTGCAAAACAGCTTATATCCTACGATAAGCAGATACAAGCAAAAAGAAAGATGTTATTTGATATCGAAAAAGAAAATGTCATGACTATCGCATCAGCTCTACGGAGTATTCCGAAAACACCTGAAAAGAAAAACAACGCATTGAAAGAGGCTTTAAGTGGTTAAAGAAGGAAAAGCCTATGCTTATGCAAAATGGTGCGTTGAGGAAAACGTAGGATATGCACCGGTGTATGTTAAAAAACAATGCGAGAGTTGGATTGCTATTGTTGATGGTAATGATACGGATGCTTATGTAGATGAAAAAGCTTATGAGAAAATATGTAAGCTGTTAAAACTTATGAACCATCCAGATTTAAGGTGCTCAATCTATGACGGACTAGAGGATTATGCATGGCTATTTATTGTGGCTACGCTTTGTACAAAATTAAAGAATACAGAGCAAGATATAAGATTTTACACCACTGCCGTTTTGGAAATCGCACGAAAAAACTTTAAGACGTTCAACAGTGCGATTATTTTTATACTTTTAATGCTGACGGAACCGGATTTTTCGCGCTTCTTCTCTGTAGCTCCAGACCTGGCGCTTTCTTCTGAGTTGAAACTAGCAATTCGGAAAATTATAAAGGTAAGTCCAGCGCTGTACGATGAAGACGAGCCAGCGTTTAAGATTTTAAGGAGTCAAATTATTTGTCTGCTGAATGACAACGAATATACTCCATTGGCATATTCCAATGATGGCATGGATGGAAAGATGGCTCACGCGTTTCTTGCAGATGAATGCGGAGCAATGGACGAATATCCAATTGAAGCCATGAGGTCGTCACAGATTACATTGTTTAACAAGCTTGGAATTATCATTAGTACGCAATATCCGAACGATGACAATGCCATGATTGATGAGATTGACATTGCAAAAAAAACATTGGACGGATTATTGGATGATAGACGAACCTTTTCGCTTCTGTATGAACCAAATGATGATTTGAAAATTGGCGATGAGTGGCAAACAAATGACTTGTGCATCTATCAAAGCAATCCTGTTGCTTATGCACATAAGTACATTTTCGATGAGATTGTAAAGAAACGTGCTATTGCAGTGTTATATGAGAATAAGCGTGAAAACTATCTTTGTAAGCACAATAACATCCTTTACAAAGGGCTTGGAGTTGAGGGATACATAGATATACAAAAAGTGAAACT